CTTCCTCGGGTGTGAATTCGACGTCTTCCTGATATGGCGGCCGCGTATATCCCGGCGTGACCTCTAAACCATCAACCACGACCGCTTCTACCCACGATGCCGGATGCCCGATGGTGTGATGTCTAGGCATGTTTCGCTCCAAATACGGTCATACGACCCTGCGTGATGTTGCCAGAGGCAAATCTGAATTGTAGTTGGGTCAGTGTGATAGCTGCGTTGTAATGCCCAAGGACCTGCCCCCCACGGATATTGCCCGCACTGTCCATACTCCCAGTCGTGCCGTGGAACATGGGTGTCATAGTACCATCGCCAGGGTGGGACAACCAGATCGCCGCACCCACTCCTTCACCGGCTGCATTGCCAACGTTTGTCGCAAATCCAAATCCATCTCCGCCGGGGCCGAGTACTCCCTCATATGTTGCGATGTCAGTGCGCGAGATTGACGTATGGCTCCTGTATCTGCCGGTAGTTGTGACGATGCCACCGGAGTCGCCAACCAGTAGCCGCGGAGTGGTGCCGTCAGTCGCCGGAATAAGGTCTGATAACAGAATGAGATAACTATCGTAGGTACTATCTAGACCCGTGATGCCCAGGGTAGCCGAATTGGATGCAACAGCCGTCCCTATAAGAATAAGATTTCCACCGCCAGCAGCAGCCGCCCAAGCAATGTCCGTACCATCGCTGGTCAGAACATAATCTGAGCTTCCCTTTGCTAGTGCCGCAGGGTCACCACTGGCATCACCGTAGATGATTGAACCTCTTGTAATGCCTGCCATTTTCGCAAGCGTCACTTGGTTGTCTGCTATGTGAGCGGTATCTATCGCCCCAGCAGCTATCTCATCGCTATCTACAGCATCATCAGCAAGGTGTTCGTTGTCTATCGAGCCGTCTGTGTAATGCTCAGAATCGATTGCATCGTCCGCTATCTTTGCCCCAGTGATAGCATCTGCGGCAATATACCCCGACGCTATTGCCGTGCCTTGCCAAACGCCTGTTGTTACAGTACCAAGTGTAGTGAGCGTCCCACCACTATTAGACGCAGCATGGGCGTGGTTAGCGTTTGCCCAACTGGTGGAGCCGATGGTAGGGCTGGCTGTCCACGCCGGTAGACCCGATGCCAACTCCAGGACATTGCCGTCAGTCGCCTTGGCAAGGCGGGCCAGCACCGTAGTAGACGAGGCGTACAGGATATCTCCCTGCGCCTGGGAATCGAATATATGCCCGGTGCCGTCCGAAGCGATGAACTCAGCCTGGGTTAATTCCGTGCCTGGGTCTTTGTGTTTGAACTCGTTAGCCATAACTAACTACTCGTGTAAAAGACTGTGATGGTCTGGTTGCTGCCTGCAAGGTCAGCCCTTATGCCAGTATTGAACTGCACCGGTATCTCAGATAGGTCGATGAAATGCTGGCTGCTGGCCTGGGCGAACCCACTGATAAGGTCATCACCCGAATCATCAGCGGAGTCGTTTAGCTGCCAAGCGCCACCAGTAGCAGCGGCTGCTACCAGCACCCCGAATACCAGACCCGGAGTTGTGGTTATAGAGCCGTCGCTGGTTACTACGCTAGTCTTGACTAGGTGCATCGTTGCTCTCCTTATGGCCCATCTGCACGTGTGTGCGTAGAGCGCGCGGGCTTTTGAACACGCGCTCACATTGTTGGCAAATAATGGAAGCGGCCCCAAGGGAGGTGGTGGATGGAGCACCACGGGATACCGCTTCCATCAGTGTGCGCTGGAAGGCGCGCTCTTCTTCTCGTTCAGCACGCGCTACTTCCTCGGACATGGTGGCCCACTCCGTGCGGTGCCGGTTCTGCATGTGCCTCTGCACCTGGTACTCAGAGGTCAGGTTGCTCTTGCTGCACGTTGCTAGCCCCATCAAATCATAGTGCTCACGTTCTGGCTGGTCTTTGTGCAGCATACACTTGAGAGTTCCCCGCGCCGGTTCAAAGTCTGGCTTGACCGTCGTGTAGATGCGCACGCCCAGCTCGTCCCGTTTCTCCAGCTGTTCTTGCAGCATATTCTTATTGGTCTTGGACTGTCGGCCAGTCCTGCGGTCATAGATGTAGGTGTATCCAGCCGATTCCAGTGAAGCTACCGTCATAGACAGAGGCACGTTACTGGTGGCAGAATGCACGCCCATCCCTTTGCCCAATGAGCCAGGCTCTGGGGCATCCTCGACTTCGTTCATCAGCTCTTCGATGGCCCGTTCTTGGGCTTCTATATCTCCAGTGGTCATAAGCCTCTCTCTTTAATCAGCTGGGTACGCTGTTCACGGTTAGAGATAAATTCTTCTACCAAGTCGCGGGGCTGGAAGGTGGGTGGCGTGGTGTGCTGCATGTCGTCTGCGATGGAGCGCAGCTCTTCTACAGTGTGGAGAATCTCAGCGTGTTTGCCATCCCACACCCCGCCAGGGATGCGGAACTCTGATGCTGTGAAAGTGTCAGCAGGCCCGAGGTCTTCGAAGTGCTCCGCTAGTCTATCCCCCCGTATCACAGACACGACACGGTAGCGACGGACTCCCAACTTCCCAGGAGCCTTCAGGTTGACTTCACTCAGATTGAAGGCTGGCTCGCTCGGACTCACTGCGAACGCTCCAACCGCTATCTTTCCCACCAGCGTTGGCCTCCAGTGCCTCCCGCAGTTCTTTTATCTGTGCTTCAAGGAGCCGCACCTTCATGCAGGCTTCCCCGTAAGCAAGCAGTATGTCCTCTACGTCACACTTCAGCTCTACGTCCATGCCGGTATGTACATCACTGTGCCAGCATTGTCTGTGACCGTAAGCCACTTCGTGATAGTGGCTGTACCTACACCCGCAGGTGCTACGTTGCTGATAGTTACTGTAGCAGAGGCATTGGCCGTCCAGTGGGCACTGTCTCCTAATGTAAGCGTGCCCGCTGTGACGGTCAGCCCCCCTGCTGTAACGACGAGTCCACCAGCTGTGACAGTCAAGCCACCAGCTGTGATGGTTAGACCACCAGCCGTGATGGTCACCCCACCGGTAGGGACGGTGAGGTAGGAGCCGGTGTTATTGAAGTAGGCAGCTATAGTGCCGTCTACCTGCACCGCCAGGCGAGAACTGCCTTGCTCCCATCTCCATCCTCTACGCGAGGGCATCTATTAACTAGGCCGTCCAGTCACGGTTGGCCCAGACTTTGATATAGTCCACGTCCAGAGTCTTTACCGCAGTGGTCTTGGATTCGACCAACAAGTTAAGGCACATATCTACAGACGTTGACGCCGCACCAGTGACAGTCCTCTTCAAAGCACCGTCAACGAACCATTCGACAGTACCATTCACATGGACTTCCATGCGAAGCACGTTGTATTCACCGGCAACAGCTACGACGTTCAGCTCAGTCGAGGTAGAGGTGGTCTGACCTGTGGTGGTGCCACCGTTATAGACAGCGTGCCACTCACTGTTCTGGGTAAGGTCTGACGCCATCAAAAACCCAACGATGTCCGATGCGGTCAGTGTCAACGTGGTGGTATCCCCGTGACAAATCGCACCTTCGATGATAGCCAAATCAGTCGCTACATCAGAGAACCCGATGAAGACCTCACCAGTGTTAAGCGCTGCTTGACGTACTCGTGCTTCCAGAACGATGACCCCATTGAGGGCAACATCGAACATAACGGGTGTCTGGAAACCAGCACAGTGCACGTCTTCGTTGGTAGTGGTCAGTTGTACCACACCGTTCAACCCATCAGAGTCAAGCATCACCGCACCGGAGTCGGTATCGGCAATCCCTTGACCAACGAAAGTGAGGTACGGCGGCCAGTTGATGGGGGGCGCAGTCGTGGATGCGACGGCAACCTCAGTCCCACCGAGAAAGTCTTCGTCAATGATTAGCCTGGCATCACCAGATTGTGGCATAAGATTCACCTGCTTGTTTGAGCTGTAGCTCTAAATTTCGTATTCGCTCCCTGTAGGGAGCCACTGCCAGAAAGACGCTATCCCTTGGGACAGCGGCAAGATTTTCCAGCCGCACATCCCCAGGTTGGCCGTTCAGATTGTGGATTACCCACCCTTTAGGGATGGGGCCACGAGCCTCAGACCATACGGTACGCCGTAGATTCATTACGAAGTAGGCGCTGTCGCATCGGACAGAATCTCGTACAGCCAGTTACCTGCAGAGCGCTCACCGTAGGCGTACTCGTCGTACAGATATACCACGGTAGCACCAGCGCCGATGTCCTCACGCCTCACGGATGTGGCGCGCGAAGCACGGCCCTGCACCAGCACGATAGCTTCCTGCGCAAAGACGCCGCCCTTAGCGTCGTCACTGTCATCTATGCTGATGTTGCCATCCTCATATATCTGCGCGTTGGCAATCTGCCCACGGAAGCCCTCGGCGAACACACGGGCGGTAAGCCCTTCCGGTACGTTATACGTGCCGATGCCGTTGACAATCTCGTCGAAGATGTCCTTTATCTGGAAGCCGTGCAGCACACACCGGTACGGTGGGTTGCCTGGCTCAGTCTCGTTGCTGCTGATGCGGTACACCGCAGCTGCGATATGCCCGGATGTCAGCGTGTTGCCAGCACCGGGTAAGCTAGTGGTAGCACCGTCCAAGACGGTAAGGCCGTCCTCGTCCTTCTTGCGCTGGATGGCGTTCTGCGCCAAAGAGCCAAGCTGGGCGTAAGCCTTGGGGTTGAGCCGGGACGCTACACGGTCAGTAATCAGGGTTTGAATCCCGGTCACGGTAGGCGTGATAGTCCGCAGCGAATCTGACATCTGCTGTGGGTTGTCCAAGATGGTAGTCTCGGTGATGGCCTGGGCGGTAAGCTGGGCCATGTCAACCTCTCGCCAGCTCAAGCCCGTCCCCTCTCCGAGGGTTACTTTGTCCACGAGGTTGGGCATCACGCCTTCGTACTCGCGAACTTGCCTAGCGGAAGCGACAACGGTGTCAAGGCTGTCCGCTAAGGATTGGGTTATCGTATCTCCCGATGCCATTTAATCTCTCCTATCCTTCCAGATTATCCAGAATGCTTTTGGCACGCTTGTGGTCGGCAGGCGTGGGAGAGTAGCTGGTGTTGCCGTATACCTCACGCAGCCACCGCTCGTCTCCCATGCCACCCCCAGCTGCCGATGGGCCAGTATCCAGCTCAAAGGCACCGGAGTTCACCACGGACTCGCGGCCTTCCGCACGTCCTTCTTGGCGTACATTTCCATTAACAGCCCGCTCAGCCTGCCGGGAAATCTCTTGAGCTTCAGCACGGGCACGCGCTAGTCCGGCTCTGTCCTTCCGGTTGTGCGCGTCTGTCCAGTCCTGGCGTACCTGATGCAGCTCAGGAGCGCTCTGTAAATCCAGTAAAGGATTGCCGTTCGCATCCATCATTGCGCTGCGTAGCGCGTCTGATTCAGTTTGCCAGAACTGCTGGTACTCAAGTTCCACTTGGCTTTGTA